CCGTGTTTATCTACCAGTCCATACTGACTAGGTACTCACTTTTCGTTAGGAGTGAATGTTGGCTCGTACCCGCAAAATGGCAAATTTAGTCATTGAAGAAACATCAGGCGTTGAGCATCCTGCACATCTACATGAAGGTTGGTTGGTTATGAAATCAGCCGATGAATCTGAAGTTCAGAGAGTCTTAGACGAATCGCTCACCGAGGAGGAAATCATGCCTGAGAATACACAGGATGAAGTAACACCCGCGGCTACTGATGAGCAGGTCGAAGCCCCAGCAACAGAAACAACTGAGGAAGTTGCAGATGTTGAGAAGGCTCAAATGACTATGGAAGAAGCAATGAACAAGATTGCAGAACTCCAGGCGAAACTCGTTGAACTCGAAGGAAAAGAGTCAGAGGACGAGATGGAAAAGTCAGCGACCGTGGCAGATGAGTTCTTAAAGTCTGCTCCTGAGTCAGTCGTCAAAATGATTGAAGATTTCAAGAAGCAAGCAGAAACCGCAACCGAAGAACTCCGTAAGGAGCGCGAGGCTAAGGCTGATGCAGAGGCTATTGAAAAGGCAAAGGGATTCGCTAACTTGAATCTTGATGCAGAGAAGGTTGGACCAGCGCTACGCCGCCTGTCCTCAGTTGATTCAGACCTAGCAAAGTCAGTAGAGGACATCCTCACATCTGTTAATGCTCAAGCAGAATCAGCAAACATTTTTGCGGAAATCGGGAAATCCGCAGACTTCACCCCTGGCGATGCTTATGGTCGTATGACCACTATGGCAAAGTCATTGGTTGAGGATGGAAGTGCAAAGTCATTCGAACAAGCGTTCGCCAGCGTTGCATCACAGAATCCTGAACTTTATGTCCAATACCGTAACGAGAAGGGTGCTAACTAAAAATGGCATACGAATTTAGCAATTACTCGGTAAAGGTCACCCTCGTTGCAGGTGGCGACCTTTCCACAAAGCAATACACCTTCGTTAAGTTGAATTCTTCAGGAGAAGTTGTTGCCGCTTCAGGCGCAACAGATATTCCTGTCGGAGTTCTTCAGAACGCACCAACAGCAGGACAGGAAGCAGAAGTGCTTATTGTCGGCGGAACAAAGATTGTTGCTGGAGCCGCAATTGGCGAAGGCGCACTTGTTGGAACATCAGCGGCAGGTAAGGCAGTAGCCCTTGTCGCTGGAACAGATACAACAAAGTATGTTGTAGGAACACTTCTAACTGAATCTGCGGCTGATGGAAACATCGTCACAGCAGTTATCAACTGCGCCAATCCTGGTAGAGCGGCATAAGGGGGACAACTAAAAATGCCACAGCCACACATTAACTCAGTCCATATTGATGCAATCCTTACCAACATCTCTGTTGCGTATTTGCAGAATCAGGACAACTTCATTGCAGACAAGGTATTCCCTGTAATCCCTGTTGATAAGAAGTCAGATAAGTACTTCACATACACCAAGAACGATTGGTTCCGTGACGAGGCTCAGCGCCGCGCACCTGGAACTGAATCTGCTGGTGGCGGATACAACCTTTCAACTGGAACATACTCATGCGATGTATGGGCGTTCCACAAGGATGTAGATGACCAGACACTTGCTAACGCAGATGCTCCACTCACACCACTCCGCGAGTCAGCAGAGTTCGTAACACGCCGTTTGATGCTCCGCCGCGAACTTCAGTTCGTATCAGACTTCTTCACAACAGGCGTATGGGGCAAGGACATCGCTGGTGTCGCTTCATCTCCATCAACTGACGAAGTAATCAAGTGGTCTGACTACACAAACTCAGACCCAATTGCTGACCTTGAGGCTGGAAAGTCTTACATTCTTGGTAACACAGGAATGGAAGCGAACACACTCGTACTTGGCTACGATGTATTCAAGGCTCTCAAGAATCACCCAGACTTGGTTGATAGAATCAAATACACATCTTCACAGACAATCACAACAGATATGCTCGCGGCAATGTTCGACATTCCACGCGTTATGGTTGCAAAGGCTGTTAAGGCTACAAACAACGAGGGTGCATCAGAGGCATACGGCTTTGCTTTCGGCAAGGGCGCGCTTCTTACCCATGTTGCTCCAACTCCAGGACTTCTTACACCATCAGCGGGTTACACATTCGCTTGGACAGGTGTTTCAGGTGGTCTTGGTCAGACAATCGGTACTTCACAGTTCCGTATGGAGTCAATCAAGTCAGACCGCATCGAAGCGGAAATGGCATTTGATAACAAGGTAATCGGTGCAGACCTCGGTTACTTCTGGT